CGTTTGCCGTAATTGTGGGAAAATACTGCTTTGAATAAGTTTTCCAGTCATAGGAAACCCCCATAGCCCGGTTATAAAGATCCGTCCATTCCGGGGCTTGACCGTTCATTCTGCCATTAAAGGCAATTTTCCCAAAATCGGCAATAGTAGAACAGGAAGAAAATTCCGGCAGCTGTTTCAGCCGTGGAAGCATTTCACACAGCCTTGAACCATAAGACGGAGCCAGATCCGTGATCCCCATCTGTCCAGCAAGTTAGTGTGCTGAACTTTCCGCAAAAGATTCTTCAATGTCTAACCACGCTTTGTTTCCCAGCCTTGCCGCATCTATTTTCAATCCGTCAGACTTTGCGTGAAATGCTTCATGAAAAGCTGTTTTCACCCTGTACTGGTATGATCTTTGATCCTTGCTGTTCAGGTTATAGTCCACCATCTGAACAACACCAGTGTGAGAGTAGAAGCGGCAAGAACCATATTCTTTCATGGATTTCAGATGATCCGCTACATTGTTCAGGTTCAGGTCATCCAAAAGTTTACCCCCCAGCTTTTTGATACTCACGCCCGGATTCTGCGCCAGATAGTCCTTTATGCCGGAAATAAACTGATTCCCTTTTGCTGCGTCCATATCTGCCCGCCGCTGCATTTCAGCCTTGATCTGCATTGCACGGTTCGCTTTGCGTTCATTTGCGGCTGCACGTTTGGCCGCTTTTTCAGCCTGTTCCGCTTGCCATTGCTTATACGTGCGCTGTGAAGGCGCAACACGCCCCTTCAAGTCGTAGTATATGCGTTCACGCTGTTCAGGAAGGTTGAACTTTTTGCTGAACTCTGCATATTCATCAAGCTGTGCCTGATATTTGCACTTTGCATTGATTATATCGTCTTTGTCAGCTTTCCCTTCCTGTAGAAGTTTCACCTTCTCACGCTGGGCCCGCATTGCCGTTTCCATTTGCCGCTGTTTCTGCGTTGCTTCATACAAATTGTATTCCTTCCCCCGGAAGGGCTTCTTTTCAGCTTCTTCACGGGCCTTTTCTTCCAGCCATTCATCAGACCAATTTCGCTCCGATACACCTGGAATAAATGGATACCGCTCATGGTAGCAATTGGCTCCTTCCAGTCCCGTCACAGTGCCGAGCCCGCAGATACTGTACAATTCATCCCTGGAATAAACCTTCCCCTGCCATACCTGATGTGTCGGACGTGCTCCCGCATGCCAGGCAACCTCAAAGAAATTCGTCCCCAGCTTCGCGGCATTGATATCGGCAATATGTCCTGTCAACTGCGTGATCCCTGTCATAACCGCCCGTCTGGCTGCTACATCCACCCTGTCCGTGTGTCCCGACGCATAATCAATCTTTCGGAGGCCGCTGTTGGTAAGCTGTGTCACTACCCTCCGCAGCGTACTGTTATAGTCGAACGCCCCGGAAACTATGTCCATACAGGCTCCGTCCAGATATTTCTGGTAAATCTCCGCCAGCGGCGTCAATACCCTCCGTCCGTTTCCATAATCCAGATAAAATCCAAGCGATCCGGTAATGTTCTCCAACTCAGCCCCCGTCTGCCGGATCAGTGTTTCGACTGTCTGCTGCAGCTCCCCGTTCTCTTCAAATGGGATAAACTTCTGGTTCACTTGCTCGTATACATCCTTATTCCGGACATATTCCCAGTCAATCACCTGGTCATACAGTTCAAACATATCCGGATAGGACGCATTCAGGGCATCCTTAATCATCCGCTCCACATCCTCGGAAGACACCCCCAGGATAAGGAGGCGGTTGATCTGATAATCCGCGGTACTTGTGATCTTCCCCGCTTTTTTTATCCTCCGGATGATATCCTGCATGATACGGGCTTCCAGATCCAGGTAGTTTTGCCCGATCTTTCTTGACAGTTTTTCTTTATATTCCTGATTCATTCCGCACTACTCCATCACTGACATCTGCTCCGGAAGATTCTCCTGGGCCTGTTCCAAAGTCTCTCCGTACCATTTCGCACGGTATTCCGCCAGGGACATAGCCCCCATTGACACGTCCTGACGGTCGCTCTGCCGTTCCGTAGTCTTATCTTCAATGATGGAATCATCAAAGGCGATCGTAACCGCGGTACTCTCATTCAGACCAGAAATCCCAATACTGATCCCCGCCCGAATGATCGTCCGGATCAGCTGAATCAGGACACGCTCCAATACCAGCTCATGCTTCTGCAGAGAACGGTACATATCCGAATTTTCACTGATCACCTCCGTGGCCGTTTTCACTCCGCCGCCCTCAAATTTGTACCGGTCCGTACCGAACCCGCATTTTAAGGAAAGCCAGTTCAGATCGTCATTGATCGCTCTGCTGTGCTCTTCAATCCGCAGCTCCATATTGACCTCATGCATAGCTTCCTTTGATTCGGAATTTTTGAAGTAGTCCTCTGGAAGCTCGTAAAATACCGTATCGTCCGGGTCGAAGACAGCATCCCCGAGCTGCGTAGTCAGTAACTCTGGCGCAACAAATATACGTTTGCGTCCTAAAGAAAACTCATTCGCATAGCTATCATATTCCAGATCCAGCTTCTTGATCACATCGATCGCGTTTGCGAACAAAGCCACCCCCATCGGGTTTGTAGGATCTGTATCCGCATTATTTACCATGTTCAAACGGTCAATTATAAAAAGCGGCTGATCAGAACCCGTCTCAATCCGCTCAGCCAGCCCGCTGAAAGTCGGAATTGCTTCCCATTCCTGAGGTGTCAATTCCTTCCCTGCTCCTTTAGTATTTTCCACAACTGTGTTTTCAATCACATACTGTTTCCGGTTCCCGTCAGAAATATCTTCCAGACGATGGTATTGTATGTGGACATACTTTTTTCGGTGGTGCGTTTTACAGAATGTAAAAATACACTCCGTAATCACCTTATTCTGCCAGGAGGTCGGATAAATATTAGAAGCATCCACATAGTTGATTCCCACGCTTCCGTCCGTCATACGTCCAGATTGATCCAGGATCGCATCCTTGATATATACCACGTATGCAGCCGTCCCAAGAGCGGACTTCCATTCCTGGTACTCATTTCCCAGTTCTTCCCATGTGTTTTCTGTCAGAACCTGCTTTACAAATGTGTCTGTTGTCTCATCCGCAATTGTTATCGTCACCCGTTCATTGAGAAGCAAGTCGGCCATATCTTCACAGACCTTTTTCGCCATCCCAAGTGTATACCGGTCGCAGTTCACGGATGCACCGTTCCCCCTGTACACTTTATATCTATGAAATTTTCTGACTTTGGAATCATACCAGCTGCGCCATATCCGGATCTGCTTATAAAATGCAGGATCTAAGGTATCAATCCCTTTGTTTCTAAAATAACTAAAAATATCCATCGCCCTTCACCCCTTTAGTCTTCCTTCACCGGAAGCCATTGCTTAATCTTTGGCCACACCCCCATCACCAGGTATCGTATGGCATCCATACAATGGTCTCCAATTTTGATCGGCTCTTCCTTGCCCTTTTCTATCGAATCCTTGTCATACTCATAAGTCCCAAACTCATCGATTGCCCGCTCCTGCTTTGGTGATATGTCCATCACATAGAAAGTCAGGGCTTTCTGTACCCTGCTGATCCCCAGCTTCACATCATTTTCAGCATCACGGATCAGAACCGGAACACCTGCAAGCCTGCTGGCTCTCTTGATCTCTTCCTGCAAGCCTTTTGCAGAAGGATCCATGTATAAATAGAACCCGACATTCGGTGTCCCATATTTTTCTCCCAGCTCCATAACGAAACTGACAAAATCCCGGGCGTATATGGAAGGGCTTTTTTGGTGTCCGGTTTCCCGGCCGCTGTGATAATATTCCCCCAACCCCCTCAGCTTTCGTCCAGCCATGTCCAGGCCCGCCGCCTGAAATGTGGTTGCATTCTGCTGGCCGTAATCGCCGCCGATCGCAATAACAGAAAATCTCTGCCCTTTTTCCGGATCCCTGATATGTTTCTGGCCGAACATATAATAGATCGCATCATCAATCCCTACAGCTTCACCCAGCCACACCCAGCGGTACATTTTCAGATCCGACGCCTTCATCTCCTCCGCAGTCATGATCAGATCCTGCCCGAGCCATTTTACAGGCACATCTCGATAATCCGTGTGGATATGAATACAGTCCTTACGTTTCTCCATCTTCTTGCACCACTGGTTAATCGGCGCATTCGGATTCTTTGGCGGATTATACAGATAGATCATCTGGAACCCGCTGCTGTTTCCCCGGACAAACGTGGCTTCGATGTTGGTCAACTCATCCTCGCCTTCCCCGTCATCAAAGAACTCTGTCAGCTCGTCCAAGATGACCAGCTTAATCGGTTTATCCTCATCAATGATTCCTTTTGTATCGTCAATACCATCAGATCCGGCAAAATAGATCGTAGTCCCGTATCTTTTATATGTGATCTCCATCGGAGATTTTGTGATCCGGAACTTGCTTTTCGGGATTTTCAGCCGGTTGATCCCACGGAGCATCTCTTTATACACGGTCTTCCGGAGCTTGTTGTGGTGCTTTCTGAGCACAGCGACAGAACCGTGCGCATCAGATACAATCTGATAATTTGCCCGGATGGCCGCATAACTCGATTTGGTGCCGGCACGTCCGGAAGTCAGGATTATATGCTTATAGGTCTTGTTATTGAATATCCCCTGGTACTTCGGGATGATGACCTCAGATATCCTGACCTGCTTTTTCTTCCGCTGCGTCATTTATGATCTCAACCCCTCCGTCATCCTCTTCCGAAAAATCTTTCCGGAGCCTGTCTGTGTTTGCCTTGATCTGATCAATCCGGGCTTTCTGCTCTTCCGTTGCAAGCTCCCAGTTCTTATTCAGTAATTCATCATACTGCTTGATCAGACCCCGCAGCTCCTTCTGGGCTTTCGCCTGGGCCTGCAAAAAATTAGAATGCTTATCCCAGGCCTGCTGCACTTCCCACTTTTCACTGGAAGTAATAGCTCCGTCTTTTTCTTCCACCTTTTCAACCGTCTTGTCCGTTCTGTCCCTGACATACATGATCTGCTGCGCCCGGATAATAGCAGCATAGGCAATCTGGATCTCATGCCAGAGAATGTCCAGCGGGTTCGTCGGCATTTCCTGCATAATGGAAATGGTCTCCTCTGGAAGGTACTTCGAGAAAAAGCCAAATTTTTCCGCATTCCTATTTCCAACTGGAGCCCCATGGCCAACTGCGTTTTTATTCCCTGGCTGACCGCCGCGTTTCTTTTTTTGGGGTGCACTCTGGACGCCAGAGGGTGCACCCCCGTGCTCAGAAGGTGCACCCTGCTTATTCTTCAAACCAGACCAGCCATAACGCTTGATCCAGGACTTAATTGTATTTAGGCTGACCGCATATTTTTCCGCCAGCTCCTTCGGCATGACGCCGGACAGGTAATCATTCTTGATCTGGTCTTTTACATCGCCCACGTCACCACCTCTCAGTTCCGTGAATTTTCTGGCAGCAAAAAGCGCCCTGCAATTTTATGCAGAACGCCTTTCGTAATATGAGGGGTATAAATTATGACCACCATAGCCACCAATCTCAGCATATACTATAGCATACGAAAACCGAACAGTGCGAACAAACCGAACAAACTTTAACTTTTTTTCATAAATCTCTCAAATTCCATCCGGATTCCGTCCCCCGTTGCCTTTCTTCCGATCTTCGCCGCTGTCTGTTCCCAGGTCATCCCCTCAAATATCTTATACTTGATGATCCTCTGCATCCGGATTGGGACCGTCAGGAGCCATTCCTCCACCTGCTGCTTGATCTTCTCCGCATTCTCCTTGCGCTGTTCCAGGAGTTTTTCTTCCAGGCGTAAGTTTTTGTCATCCTGGTACGAGAAAGTGGTACCTGCAATTCGAAAATGCTGTTCCTGATAAGGGAAATTCGGGTTGCTGCCTTTTACGTTTGTCTGAATGATTGTTTCACGCCTCTTTCGTAATCTCTTGATATCCTCCTCAGTTTCTTTTATCAGCTCCATAGCGTCTATGTAATCAGCAAGTATCTTCTTGTCCAATGCAACCACTCCCCTTTTTCTTCATATCACGGCCCCATACTTCCCGAACGCTTTCCTGCTTTTCCTAAAAACTCAGCATAGCGAAAAGCAGAAAAAATATCCAATACCACCCATACTCTACTGCCATATAGCATGTTAGGCAGATGGCTAAGAGTCTAAAAACGTATCTCACTATCTTCTCCATCTTTTTCTTATCCTCCTGTTCAATCTTTTTCATATATTTTGACACAGGTTATTCGGTACGGGATCTTAAAATTCTCCATGTGCTTCAGCATGCACTCTTTACACCCGGGCTTCCGGAGACCCACGCATCCGGGACGGATTTTATATCTATCAATGTAATCTACAACCGGACAATAACTTGCTTTTTCTACAACATAGGTCGCCAGTTTGTCTATAGTCTCCTCGTATTCTGTCAGCCTCTCCGCCATTTGCAGCAACAATTCTGCCGTCCCTTCGATTTCCCGGCCGAGAGGCGACTGTTTATATGATTTTGCATATATCCTTGCCTTATCACTTAATTTATCCATATTTTCCTTTCTTCACAATACTGATTGCATCCCGTATGCCAATTGTGCGGAGTTTTGCACCCTGCACGAGCTGGAGTCGAACCAGTTCGTTCGAGGACTCGAACCTCTCTGCACTCCGCAGGATGTCCGGCACCCTATGTCGATCCCTTTAAATAAGCAGCGTCATTTGCTCCGCTTCCTGATCGTAGTTCATCCACAATGTCTCCACCCGCCTCCTGTTGTCCTGTGCCCTGGCCGCAACCTGCACTTTCTTCCAGTTCCCCAGATAGAAGTCGTATAATTCACAGTCATAGCCGGATATCATCACCTTTGCCTTGCTGCGGGTTATCATCTCCAGCAGCTCTATATGATCCTGATCTGACATCTCGTGCCTGTACTGCTTCCTCCCTGTCCTGGTTGACCACACATAGGGCGGATCCAGATACATCAGCACATTTTCATGATCAAATGCTTTGATCAACTCCAGCGCCGGGCAGTTCTCAATCTGTACCTGTTTCAGCCTTGCGGCCATCTCCGCAATAGATTCCGGCAGCTCATTCCAGTATTTTATTGCATATGCTTTTTCCCGGCCACACACATCCTTTTTCCATCCGCAATCCCCAGTCATCCGGAAACCGTGGCTCTGCATGGATTTCACTGCAAAACAGGCAGCACGTTCTACTTCATCCTCCGGTTCCCTCAGGAATACATCATCATAGACCTGCCTGGCATATGGCGTGTAAGCGATCCATTCCTGCAGCTTCTCCCGGCTTCCGGGATTCCGGATCACCCGGAAGAAATTCACCACTTCCCCGTCTAGGTCGTTGACCGTTTCGATCGGGGCCGGTTGCTTTGCAAACAGCACGGCCCCACACCCGAAGTATGGTTCCAGGTAACTGTGGTGTGGCGGCATGTGTTTGATAATCCAGGAAGCGATTCGCTTCTTGCTTCCTGGATAATTTAGCACTGATCTCATTCTTCTAAATCCTTCCTAAACAGCTGCTCTACACGGTTCCTGATATTGTCCAATGTCCTCTTTCCGACTCCCCTTGCAGACGCAACCGCTGTCATGACCTCTTCCAGTTCTACTCCCGGAACGCTCTCCCTGCCGTCCTCATATCCGTACTTGTACAGATCCATACAGAACCCGGCAAACTGCTGGCGGTCATATTTCTTGACATTCTTGTATACTTCCCTGGTAATCTCCGGCATGACGCCTTTTTTATTCCTGTTCATGATCTTTTCTCCGTTTCGTTTATTTTGGCTCCTTCATGGCTGAGTATATCGCAAGGGAACTCTCCCATCCTGCATCCGTCACAAATTTCCGCCAGTGATTCCTCGTCTGGCTCCATCTCTGGATATTTACAGAGAACGTCACAGACATATCCCATCATTTCCGCAGTTATTTTATCTAAATTTTTCATATCTTTTCCTCATGCTTCATCCTTCACCCTGACCGGCGCGCCCTTCTCGTACTTATCGCAATCCTCTACATCACATCCCCGGGAACGCTTCCCGGATTTCAAAGCATATTCACATTTGATCCCTGATCCGTTTTTGG